GGAAAAGTCCGACCAGCGGTCTCCTACCCATGTCCTGGCTTCACTCCATCTGTCGCCTATCCATTGTCCAGCGGTTTGCGCTGCGTTACTCACCGGTGTCCAGACCGATTCATCAAACCATGTTGAGAAGTCTGACCACTTGTCTCCTATCCACGTCTTGGTTTCGTCCCATTTCTCTCCTACCCATTCGCCTGCAGCTTGTGCTGCATCGCTTACGGGTGTCCAGACGTTTTCGTCAAACCAGTTAGAGAAGTCGCTCCATTTGCCGGATATCCAGTCGCTTCCTTCACTCCATGCTCCAGCAGCTATGTTGATTGCTGAAATGCCGATGTCTTTTGCTGGTGTCCATACGGAAGTATCGAACCATTCGCTGAAACCGTTCCATTTGTTGCTTATCCAGTCTCCTGCTTCATTCCATTTTTCGGACACCCATGTTCCAGCGTCTGAAGCTCCAGTCTTGATTGAGTCCCATGTGTCTCCTGCCCATTGTTTGGTGTTCTCCCAGAACTTCGACAATCCGCCGCCTTTGTCAGTGGCATCCGATAGAGTCTTGCCTGCTTTGTCTCCTCCAAATAGTGCCGCTGCGCCTCCTATTCCAGCTCCTATTAATGCACCTGGTACTGCTCCTACTCCTCCAAACAAAGCACCTATGCCTGCACCTATAGCAGCGCCTGATCCGACCATTCCCGCTTTTGTACCTGCGGTTACATATTCGTCCTTTGCCGCTTTAGTATCGCCAGCTTTACTTGCTTTAGCCCCTTGGTAAACGTCAATGCCTGCTGATCCAAGTCCAAGAAGACCACCGATAATCCCGGCGATTGAAGCACCTCCTACGGCTGCAGCCCCAGCAGCCGTGCTTGCTCCGCTTCCAAGTGCTACTCCTAACTTGGCCAGACCTGTTGTTAATGCCCCGCCCGAAGCTGCATATGCGCCATTTGAAAGCTGCACGGTGTTTATAACCTTGCCTGCTGTTCCAGCGGCTCCTCCTGCTCCTGTCGCTCCCGGAAGTGCTAATGTCGGCTGTCCCGGTGGCAAACTTGGCGGGCCTCCTCCTGGCGGTAATGATGGCGGTATTCCTACCGGCGGCAGCATTGGTGGTGCAGCTCCTCCCGGGGTTCCTCCCGGAGCTCCTCCGTTCGGGGTTTGTATCGTCTTACCGTAAACGTAGACAACCTGTGCTGTAACGTACATTGTGTCTGTGCCGTATGCGGATGGTGTTCCGGCACCTGCCGGGAGTCCATTCTTACTGCCTTTTCCTCCGAATAGCTGTTTCATATCATTCAGTTTTCCAAGGCCGCTTATGATACCCGCAACCAGCTTTCCGCCAATAATGACGCCCAGGCCTATTACGATTTCCTTGTTGTTGTCGGCCCAGGTCTTTAGTGCTTCTGTTATTTTTTCAGTATCAAATCCATCTGTGAAGCCTTTAATAAAAGCTCCACCAACGCCTTTGCCTTCCTCAGTAGTGGCGCTGACGTCGATTCCTAATAGCGCAAGAAGCCCCATGGTAATGCCAGATCCTATTCCTTCACCTATCTTGCCTGCCTTCTCTGAAAGCCAGGCTTTCCCGGTTGAATTCCACCACTCATTGAACGGCTGCGCTATGACCTGCTCCCACGCTATCTTCATTTTGGCTCCGAAAGTCTGAGCATCCTTCCATTCCTGGGAGTTCGTCATCCTTCGTATGCGTCCCTGAAGGTCCTCCACCTTTGTCATAACCCATTTGGATATGTTTGCTCCGGCCTTTTTCCAGGCCTCGCCCCAGGCTGCTATGGTTTCTTGGTTCTCGTCTATCCAAGTTGTTATCTTTTCAAGCCCTGGTTTTACTCCTTCCCATAGCCCCTGTCCCCATGGTCTCAAAAGTGAATTTTCAAGGGTGTCTTTGAGTGTCGAAATCATTCCCTTGGCAGTCTTTGATTGGTTGGCCATCATGCCACCGAAGCGTTTTTCCATGCCTCGTAATAATGCATCAATCACTTTCGACGCTTCTATGCTCTCTTTACCGATATTTGCTACCTGTTCACCGGTTAGGCCGAGCTCCTCCTGCAGTATCTGGTTGGCCGGTACGCCCAGCTCCTGAAGCTGCAGAAGCTCTTCTGCTTGCGCTCGTCCTTTGGCCTGCATCTGGCCGAGAGCCCTGGTTATTCTGTCTATGCCTTCCGCTCCCGCTCCCAGACCGCTTGATGTATCTCCTATGACGGTCATTAAGTCGAGGATTTTGTCCGCCTCAAAACCAAACGCCAAGAGCAATTTACTGCTGTTTATCAGTTCCGGGAACTCGAACGGCGTCTTATTGGCAAATTCCGACGCGTCCTTCAGGAATTGCTCTGCCTTTTCAGCGCTCTTGAGCATGGTCTCAAACGCGATCTGGGTTTGTTCGTAGTCTCCAGCTATGTCCATCGGTTTGTATATTCCCGCGAACGCTCCGGTTGCTCCGAGTATTGCGCCCTGAATGGAGGTAGCAAAATTCCATATCCCCCTCAGTGGCGCGGTTGCCATGTCGATTACTTTCATGGTGAAGCTGAATGTCTTGCCAGCTATGCTGCGTGCTTTAGACGACACCTTGCCGATTATGCCCGATGCCCTATCCAGTGCATCAAGAACAACCTGGTATTTGGTTCTATTCATCTGGTTTAGTCTTTCCTGCGTCTTCTGGTTCGCCCTATCAAACCCATTAATTTTCCGTGTCGCCTGGGAGACGCCGGGGTCTGTGTTGTCCTCGACATGGATAGGTATTTCAATGCGAAATGTTTCGGCTGCCATTAGTCTTCCTCCTCTCCGTTAGATTCAGCTTCAAGCTGCACGCGCATGGAGGCTAACATAAAAGCTCGTACTCCTGGTGGTTTTGCCATAACCTCGTCCGGAGGCAGCCCCATCCGCTGGAATATGTGATGGAGCAGTGTGGCCATTCCTCCGGCCTCGATTAGTTTTTTGCTACTTCCTCCGTGGTTGCTGTATAACCACTGATTTTATCCACGATTTCGAGCACGGCATCCTTTTCGCCTGCGAGTAGTGTCTTGTCTATCAAGTCGATGCCGTTTAATACGTTGAGTGCCTTCCATGCATCCTTGTTGTTCCAGATCTTCTCTCTGTCCTCGTCAATGGTTGCCTGGTAAATCAGAGCGCTTCTGTATCTCACGCTGTCTGTGTTCTCAGGGAACTTGATCCCCAGCTGCTTGTTGCGGACGTACTTGGTGTTCTTCTCTTTGCATGTCTGGTACTCTTCCTCGCTCAAAGGTCGAATATGGAACTTGATTAGAACGACGCCGTTTCTTGCAATCTCTACCGGTTGGATGCTGTCTTCCTCGGTCTTGTAGTTTGCTGCTGCCAGCAATCCTTTCAGGATGTCGTTTTCGTATGTGCGAAGCTGTCCTTTGTTCTCCTCTTCGGTCAATTCGATTTCGTCTACCTTGGTCTTTTCAGTAGCCATTTTATTATCCTCCTTAAATAAAAATAGGCCGCCCCGGTCTATGCAGGACGGCCATCGTTATTGTTATAATGCGCCTGCGCGCTTTCAGCTTCTTATGCCGTCAGCAAGCTCTGAAGCTCCGGCGGGTCATTGACAAAGAGGCTCCATGCCCTCTTGATTATGTCTCCTACGGTTAAGTTCTGCAGATCGATTGTTCCACTTGGTACGCATTGCCTATAAATCATTCTTTGCTCGCTGTCGTTGCGTCCCTTGGTTACGCCCTGGAAGTTCCAAGAAGGCATTACGCCAGTCTTCATTCCTTGGAATAATTCCTGAATAAAGCGCTCGTCTGAGATTACTATTTCTGTGAATGTAAGGGTTACGCCATAGGCCTGGAAAACTTCATGCTCTTGCGCGTCTCCCAGTGGCTGGTATTTCGCGTTTGTAACATTGACCTGGGTCTGGAATGTTTCAACCGTTGCCAGCATGACTCCCTCGTCATTGAAAAGCGCGCCGTCTTTGCCGGTTAGAACTTTTCTTGTGTCTATGGGTGCTCTGTTATTAAACATGCCTTATCCTCCTCTCTTAAGCCTCTGGCGTAAATCTGAACTTAAACGCCAGGTATGACTTCTCGATGCTGTCGATGTCGTCAACAGCTATGATGAACCATGCACTGTCTCCGGCCGGTGGGTTCTGCGGGTCTTCATAGACTGTTCCACCGTCGAGCAGCTTCTTTTCTCCAATCATGGCATTAACGACGCCCTGTGCTGCGGCTATAAACGTTGCTCTGCCGTCACTGTCGTTGTTAACCTTGCCGATTAGAGGATCCGTGGTTGATACAATCCTGTCCATAAGCTCAAATCTGGTTTTTGTCCTGCGGATCTTCTTCCATCCTGCGTCCTGGTTCCCGCTTGGTGTGATTAAAGTGTTGATTGCGCTCTCGATCCAGATTTGGTCGCTTGCATTGA